GTTTCCCAGTCACGATCGGGGGGGCAGGTATCGGTGCTAGCGATACAGTAACCTTTACTAATAAGACTATTAGTCTTACTGATAATACTATAACTGGTACTACTGCTGAATTTAATACTGCATTAACAGATAATGATTTTTGTACTATAGCTGGTACAGAAACTCTAACAAATAAAACATTAACTACTCCAATAATCTCATCTATTAGTAATACTGGTACTTTAACACTACCTACTTCTACAGATACTCTTACTGGTAGAGCTACTACAGATACTCTAACTAACAAGACGATTAATACTGCGTCTAATACAATAACTGTTGTAGAAGCTGATATATCAGATCTTGGAAGTTATATAACAGCCTCATCTACAGATACTTTGACTAATAAGACTTTTGATGCAAATGGTACAGGTAATAGTTTATCTAATGTAGATGTTGCTGATCTAGCTGACGGTACTGATGGTGAATTAATAACCTGGGGATCTGATGCCGCTCCTACTACTGTAGCTGCCGGTACTTCTGGACAATTACTAACAAGTAATGGTGCAGGTGCTGCTCCTACGTTCCAAAATGCGCCAGCTAGTGCTCCTCCTTCTGTTGCTGAAGGTAGATTAACAATGGCTACTGGAGATCCTACTGGAGATACAAGTTCTGGGACAACTTTATATTACACTCCTTATAATGGTAATCGTATAGGTTTATATGATGGTTCAGCTAATTGGGATATTATAACTTTTTCTGAAATCTCTATAGCTATACCTGCTACTACAGATACTAACTATGACGTTTACATTTATAATGACGGCGGGACTGCCACGTTAGAGTTAACTGCTTGGACTACTAGTACTTTCGGTAGCGGTACTCGTGCAACTGCCGTAACTAAGCAAGATGGTATAGATGTTAAGACGGGAGCTACGACTAGAAGATTAGTCGGTATAATTAGAACTGATGATGTTTCAGGTCAATGCAGCAATAGTAGTACCCAACGTCATGTTTGGAATAGGTATAACCGCATTCTTAATCGCTTAAATACAACAGATGTAAATGCAGGTACTTGGACATATACTACAGATGATACTTGGAGAAGAAAAAATGGTTTAACTGGCAGAACTTCGGGATGGTTGAGTTGGATCCAAGGAGAAAGTGACTCTCATGCTATGCACTTTGTACTACATGGGGCTACTCGCGTATCAGCATCTTCTGGGGTTACAGCTGCTGGTATTGGCGTAGGTCTTGATGGTTCAGATCCTGGTCCTGGTGCAGCTAGTGGACCTTTAATATCTGTTAGTTCTGATTTGCAAGATACCGTAGTGAATTATATTACTGTATTCAATGCTCCAGACGCGCATTATGCGTTGTCTATGGAATATATAGCATTCTCAACTTCAGGAACTTTATCTTCATCTAGAACGATGAATGCTGGAGAAAGAGCTCGATTCGCTGCAATCCATTATTGTTAATGAGGAATTTATGACTAGTAAAGTACAAATATGTAATATGGCTCTAAGCCGAATAGGAGCAGCAACCATAACTGCTTTAACAGATAATACTGCAGAAGCTAAATTATGCAGTACTCTTTTTGACGATTTAGCTGATAGAGTAATGATGCAAGGTAGTTGGACTTCAACTATAACTAGAGCTTCCTTAGTACAGACATCAACCACACCCACTTTCGAATTCACATACGAATATCAATTACCTACTGACCCAAAATGCTTAAAAGTTCTTGGAATCGATGAGGATACTATAGGTCGTACTGAATATAAAATTGAAGGTGATAAATTACTAACTGATAGTAGTTCGATTAAAATTAGGTATATAGGTCAATTGACAGATACTGAAGATTATGATCCATTATTAGTAGAAGCTATTGAAGTGTTATTAGCATCGTATCTAGCAAAATCTATAACGGGCAGTACAGTTGATGCTGATAGATTAAGACAAGAATATTTTGAATTAGTTGATAGAAACTTAGCATTGGATGGGCAACAAGGCTCTAAAGATTCACTTATAAGTGATGATTTCACTATTGTGAGATAACTTAAGAGTATCCTAACACCCACCCTTAACTGCTAAGTTAACTATAAAGAGGAAGAGTCAAGAGACTATGGCAAAAAGAATTATAAATCAAACTAGTTTTTCAGGCGGAGAAATAACTCCTAGACTGTATGGTCGTACAGATGTAGGTAAACGAGCTGAAGGAGTAGAGACTGGGACCAATGCTATAGTGACCCCTCACGGCCCCATACGTCGCCGTAATGGCACGCAATTTATCGCTGAGACAAAAGATAGCTCTGCAGCTATAAAGCTTGTTAGATATCAACTGACGGCCGATTTAGCCTATATCTTAGAATTTGGTAATACTTATATACGATTTTTCAGGAATTCTGGTCAAATCACTGAAAGTGATCTAACAATTACAGGTATTACTCAAGCTAATCCAGGTGTAGTTACAAGTACTGCTCATGGTTTAAGTAATGGAGATCACGTGTATATAACCGGAGTTGTAGGTATGACAGAAGTCAATAAATCTACAATCCCTTATAAAGTAGCTAATAAGACTGCAAATACTTTTGAACTAAATGATGTAGATGATAATAATATCGATACTTCATCATTTACAGCTTATTCTTCTGGAGGTACAATAAATCGTATCTATGAAATCACTAGTCCATATACAACCGCTCAGGTTGCTGATATCCAATATAGGACTATAGGAACAACAATGTATATTGTTCATCCTGATGTAACTCCACGTAAACTTGTTCGTACATCTGATACTAGTTGGACATTAAGCGAGGTAAGCTTCTCTCCAGAACCAACTTATGAATCTGGCTATGCAGCTGATACTACTATGACTCCAGCAGCAACAACCGGAACAGGAGTTAATTTCACAGCAGGTACAGCTACATTCTTAGAAGCAGATATTGGTAGACAGATTATTAATGAAAGTTCAGGTGAAGCAGGAATAGCATCAATTACATCTATTACTTCTACTACTGTCGCTGTTTGCGATATTATTGAAGACTTTACAGATACTAACGCTATAGCTAGTGGAGACTGGAAATTTGATTTATCGCCAATTTGCGATTTAGAATTTAATGGAATACAGAAAGGTGAAGTAATTAACATTAGATCAGAGTATGCAGTTGGAACATTAGGAGATAGATTTACTATCACAGGTGTTACAGCAGCAAATCCTGGAGTAGTAACTACTAGTGCTGCTCACGGTCTAGTAGATGGCGATAAGGTTGTTATTGACGATATAGTAGGTATGACTCAATTAAATGGTAATACTTATACAGTTAATCAATTAACTACTACGACCTTTGAATTAAGAGATTCTACTAACACGAATGTAGACACTACGAATTATACTGCCTATTCCTCCGGGGGTATAGTTCGCCGTGTCTTTACCGGCTTAGCTATAGATGCTTTTAGAGCTGCAGACGTAGGCAGGTTTATCTTAGCGAATGGCGGAGTAATGAAAATTGTTTCTGTTAATAGTGCTGATGATATAGACGTTGAAGTTCTTAAGTCTTTAAATACTTCAGAGAATACTGGTAATTGGTCTTTAGAGCAACCTACTTGGGATGCTACACGTAAGTTCCCTGCTGCTGTAGGTTTATTTGAACAAAGGTTAGTATTCGGTTCAACCGACGCTCAACCTCAAACAATATGGTTATCGGAAATAGGAATATATGAAGGATTTGGAATAGGTCCAGATGATGAAGATTCTATAGAAATAGATTTAGTGTCTAATGAAGTTAATAATATTAAATGGATAGCTTCAGGTAGAGATCTAGTATGCGGTACTTCTGGAGGTGAAGTTACAATCAATTCAACTTCTAGTGCCGGTTTATCTCCGTCTTCTATTATGCAACAACCGAGAACCTATTACGGTTCAGATACCCAACAAGTTGCAAATGTTAAAGATGAGATTATATTCATTCAAGCATCAAAACGAAAGATACGTACATTCAGATATGACTTCAATTTAGATGGCTATACAGGTGAAGATCTTACCTTTTTAGCTGAACATATTACTGAAGGTGGAATTGAAGAATTAGTTTATGCTCAAGAGCCTGATACTATAGTCTATGCAGTTACTACCAATGGTGATTTAATTGCAGGTAGTTATGATCGTTCTAAGCAGATTTTAGGATGGACTAAATTAGATACAGATGGTGACTTTGAAAATGTCCAAACCATTACTAAGGACGAAGAAGATCAAATCTGGCTAGTTGTAGAACGCAAGATAAATAGTACTACTAAACGATATATTGAACTTTTAGAGACTGCTGATGGTACAGATGATACGGATTCTTTTTCAGATAGCTACTTGACTTTAAGCACTCCTATAACAGTTTCTAATATAACGACTGCTGATCCAGCTGTTGTTACGGCTACGGCCCACGGATTAAGTAATGGAGATACAGTGATAATTAAAGACTTAGTAGACCCTGAAGCAGGTGATTTAGATAGCACTAAAACTAATATGAGCAGCTTGAATGGGTGTACCTTCACGGTTGCTAATAAGGCTACTAATACCTTTGAATTAACAGATGCTGATTCCAGCAATGTAGATACTTCTGGTTATAACAGTTATGGGTCTGGAGGTAATGCTTGGGACAAAGTAACTGCCATTTCTGGATTAGACCATTTAGAAGGAAAAACAGTACAAATTAGAGTTGACGGTGCAACTCATCCAGATGAAACTGTATCTTCAGGAGCAATTACTTTAGATAATGCTGCTGGTGAAGTAGTTATAGGATTACCTTATACGACTACTATTAAAACTTTAAATCATGAATTTGATATAGGTATGGGTACTATGCAAGGGCAAAGAGCTAGATGGGCTCGTCCGCTATTAAGAGTATATCAATCTGTGAAGCCATTAATTAACGGTGAATATTTACCTGCAAGGTCTACAGCAGATAATCTAGATAAAGCTACTCCTTTATTTAGCGGTATATTAGAATATGGACCATTAGATTGGGCTAGTACTACAGCACTTACAATTACTACATCAGATGCTATGCCGTTGGAAGTAACAGGCTTATCTGGTACAATAGAAGCAGGAGTTAAATAATGTCAGGAATTTTTGCAGAATTATTAACAGCAGAATTAACTAGACGAGCTGCAGATGCTCAAGCTGAAACTATATTAATTGGCGGACAAATAGAATCTAGAGGACGTTTATTAAGTGCCTCAGCATTTCGTCAATCTGCAAAATCAGTTAGAGAAGCTACTAATTTTAATTTACAAGTAGATAATATTAATACTCAACGTAGATTACGAGCTCAATCAAGACAATATCAACGTCTATTAGGACAACAATTAAGTCAACAAACCAGAACTAATGTATCGGTAACTAGCAAGTCATTTTTAATGTTACGTAATGAGACTTCTGATTTGATGACTCGTAATTTAGTAAATACTAAAGTTGATGCTGAGAATATTAGACGTTCTAAAACGTTTGAATCTCAAATTAAACAGACAGAGCTAGAGAATAGAGCTCGAATAGAAGAATTCTCTGCAGCAGCTGCTAGAACTATGGCAGCTAATAGGGCTAGAGAAGCTAGATTCCAAGGCGAGATAGCAGCCGCCAGAGTTGGAGGAACAGCTATTTTGGATACGTTATTCAGGAAATAAATTATGCATAAATATACTGATGATCAATATGCTGAAATTTTATTTGAAGATTTGGAATCTCGTAAACAACTATTGGATTTAACTGACAAAGAATTAGAATCTATTCGCGAAGTTTTATTTGAACTTCTGAATGGTAAACTAGATGAGGAATAGGAGAAGACATGCCTACTATTATACGAGCTAATGAAACTTTAACGCAGAGTCAAGCAGAAATTCCATTATCAGTTGCTGCTCAAGCTGGTTCTGGACAAGTAGCATTAGGAAGAACTGTAGCTCAAGTAGGAAGAGAGTTTGGAGCTTCAGGAAGACAAATAAGTTTAGCTCAACAAATGGGTGCTGCTATACAAGATTTCCATAGAAATTTCTCGACTACTCGTACAAAAATTTCTAGAGGAGTAAGTGAAGGTTTAGATCGCACTACAGATGCTAATGATGAATATATCGATGAGTTACAAAGACGTGAAGCAGAGCTAGTCGATAAAAAAGGTTCCCCTAAATACGATTCATTAGTTAACGATACTCAACAAATCGGTAATAGAATTAAACAAAAAACGTTAAGAGATATTCAAGATCCTGTTGCTGCTCAAGAATTTGATGATAATTTCTCTAGAGCTATTGAAAATCAATCCTTAACAGCGTCTACAAAAGCTAATCAACAGGAATTAGATTATGGCTTACAAGTATTAGAAAAGACATTATCTAAAACTATAGAGCAAGCCTCTAAAGATAGTATTAATCAGTTAGCTACTTACGAACAAACAGGTTTAAAAGCATTAGAGAATGCATTAGAATCTGGCTATATATCTCAAGAAGATTATAATTCAAACTTAGGAAAGTATTCCCAAGATATAAGATTTACGTCTATTAAAAATGCTATTTATAATGAACGCGAAGCTGCCTCTCAACTTCTTCAAGCAAGTCCAGAAGAATTAGGATTAAGCAAAGGAACGAAAGCAGATTTAGATAGAACATTATTAGCAGCTCAAAAATCAGACGAATTAGACTTACAAAAAGCTCAAGAACGTCAAAGAATAGATAACTACACAGCTGAAGCTTCTTTAGTGAGTGAAGCTGAATCTAGAATTGAAACTGATAATATGAGACCTGATGAGTTATTAGAACTAGAAGGGCAAATAACAGAAAAGAAATTTAAATCACTAGTTAATAAATTCGAGAAAGCTGAAGACGCTAGAGCGCAAATGTCTCTAAAGATGCAAGAGATAGGTACTCGTATTACTGAAGGTCAAGATCTTTCTACTTATACTGGTAGAGAAATAGATGGATATTATGATTACATTGTAGATCAGTTTGCAGATAAATCTGAAACTAGAGTAACATTAGCTGAAGAAGCACAATTAGCTGCAAGCATTCCTGCTCCTGTACAAAGTTTTGCAACTAAGCTAGAAAATGCTACTCTATACGGAAGCACTGAAAATGCTGCAGAAACTGTAGCTGCTTATAGTTATATAAAAGATAGACAAAAACAAACATTAGTAGGTAACTTCGACTCTAAGGCGTATTCTGTTATGGAATATGCAGAAACTCTAGTTGAAAAAGGTAATGTTAATCCTCAGTCTGCATTACAACAAGCCAGAGATGCAGTCTTTCTCGCTGACAATGAGAAGCGTCAAACAAGGGCTAAAGAATTTTTAGAATTAGATGATTTCAAAATCGATAATTTAGAAGAAACAGCTGCAAGCGCTTTACGAAGTGAGTCTTTATTTGGTTCTAATCGTATTACTCCAGAAGCAGTAGATACTTTCCAAGAATTCGCTAGACAAGGTTATATAGATACAGGGAATAAATTAGCTGCTATATCTAGAGCACAAACACTAATGGCACGTACTTATGGCATGTCTGAAATCTCAGGATCTCCAGTATACATGTTCCAACCACCTGAAATGGTTTATGATAACGTACCTATAGAAACAATAAGATCAGCTCTAGAAACAGAAACAGCAGGAGTATTACCTCCAAATGCTATTCCTGGATCAGTATCATTACAATCTGACGATGCTACATCGCAACTTGTAATTACAGGTCAAGTTGATGGGCAACCACAAACTCAGAAAATACCATCTTGGGTAGTTACATATAGAACAGAAGTAGACGGTGAGGAATTAGAATTACCATTAGTAGATCCTGAAACAGGAGAGACTTTAAGATGGTCTGCATTAGGAAGTGAATTCCTAGAACCTTCAGCTAAGACTCACGAAGAATTAACAGAAAGTCGTACAACTACTAATATAGAAGAAGCTCGCGCTACTAGACAAAGATTTATTGAGGAACAAGAATAATGAGATTACGACAGAAATCTAATGAGGTGATGAATGCCGTTATTTAAACAAGGAGACATCAGAGTATCTATAGAGCAAGAAGCTCAACGTAAAGACGTGCCTCCTCAAGCAGATAGACCGATTAGTGTAGCTCCAGCTCCTCAACCTACTGAGGAACCAGATTTCTTAGATACATCTAGAGCTTTCTTTAAAATGGAAAATCCTGTATTTAATATGACTAAAGGTTTCTTTGCTCCAGAAGTAAGTGAAGAGTTTGATCCAAGTTTTGACCCTATTACTAAACTAGAAGAAGAACGACCAGATCTACTTGAAAGAGTAAATGACTTTGCTGTATTAAGAAATGAAGAAGAATATCGTCGTAAAGTTTTCGATATAGATTATGAAAATGAACAACGACAAATCTTTCAACGTGCTCCTACGATGACTAAAATTGCAGGAGGATTAGCAGGTGCTACAATTGATCCACTAGTTTTAATTCCTTATGTTGGGATAGCTAAGAAAGCTAATACAGCTGTTCGTGTAGGAACTGGAGTAGCCTCAGGTGTGACTATTTCAGGAGCCTCTGCAGTAACTAGAGAAGCTATCTTACAAACTACTCAGGAAACACGTACTAAAGAAGAATCTATGACTGCTATTGTTGCTGAAACTGCGATAGGTGGATTATTAGGCGGAGTTGTTGGAGCATTCTCTAAAGCAACTAGAAGTGCAACATCTAAAACCTTTGCAAAAGCGTTAGAGGGAGAAGATTTAAAAATCTCTATCTCTGGAGATAAAACTGCTAAAGTTGTTCGTCCTGAATCTAAAGGATTATCTGTAATAGATAAAGAATTTCAAGATTTAGGTCTAGCTAGAATAGATGAAAGATTAGCTAAAATCATAAGTGGACCAGAATTTTTACAGCCACCTGATTTAAGAGCAATTACTAGCCCGTCTACTACTGTTAGAAGTTTAGGAGAAACATTCTTTAGTTCTAACTATATTCGCAATAAAAATATTAAAGGAATGGCTACTAAACCAAATGCTCAGAATGCTATCTTTAGAAGAGAGCAAAATCTACTATTAGATCTAAAAGCATTAGATGATTTATATTTAGATCATGTAGGAACTGGATCTTTCCGTGCTGCAGTTAGACGTCCTTCAGGTAAGATAAGTCATGCGGATGCATCTCGACGAGCTGCTTCTGTATTAAGAACAAATGTAGAGGATAGTATACCTCAAGTTAATAAGATGGCTAAGCTTATGCGAGAAAGAATGAATACTCGTTTAGGAGAGCTTCAAGGAAAGGGATTAATTCCAGATGATTTAGATCCAGATTTAACTAGATCTTATTTAACTAGAGTATACGATACTGATAAATTATTAGATCCTGTTATGCAAAATAGATTTGCTACTAAAGTGGGATCTTGGTTAGAAACACACGATTTCGATGGCGCTTTACGTCAAACTCCTATAGATGAAGGATCTGCTAGAGACCTAGCCAGGAAACATCTCGAGAAAGTTAGGAGAGAAACTGACGATCAAGTAGCTCTAAGAGCATTAAATGAAGACTTTATTAGTAAAGGTAAATTCGTTAAAAAGCGCCACTTATTAATACCTGATGAAGAGATAGCAGAATTTCTAGAGAATGATTCATTTAGATTATATAAAAATTATATGTCAAAATCTGGTAAACTATTAGAGACTCAGGATGCTTTAGAAAGAGCAGGCTTTGACTCTATTGAATCTGCTATAAAAGAAATACAAAAAGAAGGCCGTGTAGCAGCTGCTGGAGCTAAAACTCAAAAAGAAGCTGTTAAGATTGGACAACAATTTAAAAACCAAGAAGAATTTGCTTTGGATGTTTATAGATCTATGTTAGGCCAACTTAGAAAACCTGGAAGAGGAGATCGCTATATAGAAGCTCTTTTGAACTATCAATATGTACGATTACTGGGTGGAGTAACTATATCTTCATTCCCTGAAGCAGTGATGACACCGTTCCGTCAAGGCTTTGCTAAAACATTAAGAGATGGATATCTTCCTATGGCTAGATCTTTAAAGACTAGTAAGATTGCTAAAGATCAACTTAACGATTTAGCTGGAGCATTAGAAGCTGAGCAAGCTAATATATTAAGAGCTCTGGGTGGCGTTGATAATTTAGACGATATAGGTAGAACTAAAAATACTTTTGATAGGGCTCAAGATTTAATGACATCTACTTTTAGTAGAGCTAGTGGTATTGGTTATTGGACTAATTTTCACAGACGTATAGCTGGCCACGTAGCTGCAGCTGATATCGTTAGAACTTTACAGAAAGGTCCTACAGGTAAAGATGTTACTAGATTAGCTACTATCGGTATAGAAAAAGGAGACTATGATAAACTTCTACGTCAAATTAATAAGCATGTAGATAACTATGAAGGCTCTTTCTTTTTGAATCCTCAATTATGGGATGACTCAGATAGTCTTAGAATTATGCAAAATGCGATTCAATCTGAAATAGAATCTGCTATTTTAAAACCTGGAGTAGAATCCTTACCTTTATTTGTACAACAACATTTATTAGGTAAAGTAATATTCCAGTTTAAATCTTTTATGTCGTCAGCTACAGGTAAAATATTAATTAGCGGAATTCAAAGACGTGATTCCACTGTGTTAACTGGATTAATGGCTCTTATAGCTATGGGCAGTTTAACTGGAGTAACTAAAGATTTGATAGCTGGAAGAGAACCTAATTTAGATGTAGATGAACTTATTATTGACGGTCTATCTAGATCTGGAGTATTAGGCTTATTAGGAGATACTATATTAGGTACAGCAAAAACATTAGGTGGGCCATATGGAAGATTATATGGAAGTAAATCTGTCGAATCCGCCCTATTAGGACCTAGTGTAGGTCAAATCGAAGAACTTGTAAGTACTATACAAAGAATGACAGACGGTAAAGTAACTAACTCTGATACTAAAGCAGCATTACGAATGATACCGTATATGAATTTATTTTATATAAAAGCAATAACAGATAGAGTATTCCCGAAGGAGAATAAATAATGACAATAAGCACCACATATAGTCCCGATACCTATACTGGTGATGGCTCAACAACTACATTTGCCATTACTTTTGATTTCGGAGGCATAGCATCAAATATTAAAGTATCTGTTGAAGATGCTACTACTAATGCTCTTGTAGTACAAACTGCAAGTACACACTATAATGTATCGGGTACAGACGTAGTGTTTACTGGTGGTAATATCCCTGCAAATGGTTTAGATATAGCTATTGAACTAGAAACTGATTATCTACAAAGTACAGACTTCAGAGAAAATGATATCCTACCAGCAGAAACTCTGGAAGATACATTAGATAAGCTTACTCTTACTGCTCAATCATTGAATGAACGTGTAGGACGTGCAGTTTTGACGTCAGTTCTTGACGCTACTTTAGGTACATTAGGAACTATAGCGACTCAAAACTCAAATGCTGTAACTATTACAGGAGGAGCAATTTCTGGAATTACTGACTTAGCATTAGCTGATGGAGGTACTGGAGCCTCTACAGCAGCAGCTGCTAGAACCAATCTTGGTTTAGGTACTATGGCTACACAAGCCTCCTCATCAGTATCTATAACAGGAGGAACTATTACAGCTACAACTATTGATATAAATGGTTTAACAGAAGATACTAATCCTGACGAAGCTGCTGATTTTGTTATTACCTATGATAATAATGCTGCAGTAAATAAGAAAGTATTACTTACTAACTTAGTCACAGCTGCTTCTGATTTAGTAGATGATACTTCTCCTCAATTAGGTGGAGATTTAGATCTAAACGGTAACAATATAGATTTCGCTACTACGGCAAATATTTCCGACTGTTTAGATGAAGATAATATGGTTTCAGATTCTGCTACTAAGTTAGCTACTCAGCAATCTATTAAGGCTTATATAGATACTGAAGTAGGCAACTTTGCAAGAACTATACCTATTCATTTCCTATCTAAAGGATCTAGCTCAGGTAATATGATAGCAAATAATACTTATGGTGTAAGTATGTCAGGAAGATCTGCCGCGGGTTTAGGAGATGCTGATGAAGAAAGAGTATTATCTATTCCTATACCTACTGCAGGAACAATAAAGAATTTATATCTAGCTGCTAATGTAGCTCCTGGTTCTAGTGAAAGTTATACATGTACAGTTCGTAAGAATGCAGCAGATACTGCCGTAACAGCTACTATAAGTGATACC